ATACAGCGAGCGCGATCTCAACGGAGTCGTCTCTACTGTGTCACTCTCTCCGCTCCGGTCGCGTCGGCGCCTTCACCGAGAGAGCCACTTGTGTCACTGCCCGCGCGTTCCGATCTCGACAGAGTCTTTCCGCACTGGCCCTTCGTCGCGGATACTACGACGGCGACAATCAGCCTGTCAAGTCCGTCGCAGCAGCGCGAACTTCCGCCGCGCTCTGTCGATATGGATCACGCGATCTTCCTCCTCCATCGCTTCGGCTTCGATCGGGCAGCATTGCGCACAGTGCGGTGGCGGCTCCTCGATGCCGCGTGCTACCAGGTGATCGACGTCGTGTCCGCAGAAGAATGCGGGTGCCACGCCCATCGCGTGTCCACCGATCTTGCACATAAAGATCGCCTCCGCGCGCATCCCGTCGCTGGCGGCACCGCCGAGCTTGGCGATCGTCTCCCGCAACGTTCCCACGCGGTCGATCATTCCTGCGGACAACGCTGCGTTCGGCCCGAGCACACGCCCCTCGCCGTAGCCGTCGCGGACAGCCTTCTGTGACACGTTGCGGCCCGATGCGATCGCCTTCACAAAATACGCGTACTGCTCGTCTACGAGCGCCTGGATGTGCGCTCTTGCCTCGTCCGTCAGTGGCTCCAGCGGGTGCCCCTCGGTCTTGTGCTTCCCGGCCGAGATGAGCGTGACCTTCACGCCTTCCCGCTCCGCCAGCGCCGTCAGGTCCTGGTGTGCTGCCAGCACGCCAATAGACCCCACCTGGGCGCTCTGCGACCCGACGATCTCGTGCGCCTGGCTCGCCAGCCAATACGCCGCCGACGCCATCGTGCTGTTGGCGACGGCGACGACCTTCTTTCGCTTCCGCAGTTCGTGCATTTCGTCCGCCGCTTCCGCCACGCCGGCCGCCATCCCGCCGGGCGAATCAACATCGAGCACCACCGCCTTGACCGCATCATCGGCCATCGCCGCGCGAAACTGACCCATAAAGCTGGCGAGCGTCGTGCCGAACGAGATCCCGAACATCTCCTCGATGGCATCCGGCTTCGGGCGAATGACGCCCACGATGGGAATCACCGCGATGGCGCCCGACGCCATCGCCTGGCGCCCCCGCCCGAGCACCGCCTCCAACTCGGCGGCCGTCGGCTCCATCGCCGCGATACGCTCCAGTGCGGACGCCATGATCGCCCACGGCTGGGCGACGATCTCACGCATCCTCTTGATGCTCATGATCCTCCTCCTGTCATCATCAGGCCCGCCAGATGGTCCGCGCGCCAGTCCCACGACTCCACCACGCGCGCACCTTCCCGTTCCAACTGGAGCCGCTGTTCGACGGCGTAAAACCGCGCCGCCTTCTCCGGGATGTGCAGCACCCGCGCGACGTCGTCCGCATGGGAGGCGTAGAACGCCTCCAGCCAGCGCCTCCAGCCGTCGCCGTCGGCGGCGTACTTCGCCGCCGCCTTCTTCACCGCCGCGATCTCCTTGCGCACGATTCGGCCGGCGGCTTCGCGCGAGAGCATCTGCAACAACTCGTTGCCCTCGGCGGTCTCCGGCGTGACGGATACCGGCTCGCCGACCGCCAGCGCGCTGATCCCGTCCCTGGGCGCAATCGGGCGAGGCGGCACGCCTGTCGCCATGTTCAGCGGGGTCAGATGCTCGTCCAGCCCCTCCGCCGGGTTCATGTTTTCCAGGCGCCGTACCTCGTTGCGCGTCATCCAGCCCCACTGGACGGCGATGGCATACGCCTCATAGCGCGTCTTGATGTCGCCGCGCAACAAGCCATCGAACAAAAACTCCGCATAGAATCGCCTTGGCTCACTAATGAGACTCTTCGACAGCTGCTGTTCCCAGCGGCGCGCCCACGGCAGCATCGTGTAGACGACGAACCCGATCGTCATCTGCTCGATGCCGGTGCCCCAGCTCGTGGACTTCGTCGTCTCGTTGATCATGTGCAGCGGCACGCGGAACCACCGTGCGATGTCGGCCACCTGGTGCTCGCGTGTGGCCAGGAACTGCGCATCTTCGTTCGACATCCCCACGGCTTGCCACTTCATGTCCTCCCACAGGACCGCAGTCTTGCCGGCGTTTCCGACGCCGCCATACGTCGCTTCCCAGGATTCGCGAATGCCCCGCGCCGCCTCTGGCGAGATCCGGCCGGGATGTTGCAGGACGCCTGCCAGCTTGGGGCCGTTCCGGAACGTCGCGTTGCCGTGGTTCTCCGCCGCCTGCGCAAGTCCGATGGAATTGCGCGCGATGGAGACGACCGACATCCCCACGCGCCCGTCGTCGGACGGGCCACGCAGATGGAACACCTCATCCTCGAGCAACGGCTGCGCGCGCTCGCGCCCTTCGTCGTCCTTGACGAAGTAGCGCAGGTTGCCGTCCCGCGTGACATCCATGCGGACCGCGCCCGGATGCATCGGTACGAGTTCCACGTCCCGGCCGTTCGTGACGATTTCCGACATGCCATTGCCGCGCAGACACGCGTGTCCGGTGAGCATCTCGCGCCACGTGAAGCTCGTCTGATGCTCGTTCGGCATGTCATGCAAGGTCACATACAAGGGGTGCTCGAGCGCGCGCCGTTTTGTCTCGACAGCCTGCCGCTCATAGGTGACCAGTGGCACGCTCGCCATCGTCTCCGAGATCACGCGCACGCAGGACCAGACCGTCGACACCATGAGCGCCGATGTCGGCGAGACGCGTACGCCCGCCGACGTGAGCCAGCTCGACGATTGCCCGCTGTGCCAGTCCCCCCAATCGTCCCCCCAGGGATCGGGCGGCGACCACGCCGCCTGCGGCTGGAGGAGCCGCTCAAGAAGCGCCATGCCCCCTCCCCCTCAACACCGGCAGCACGGCAAGCGCCGTCAATGAAACGCCCGCCGCGATCAACGCCGCCGGCGGGAAGATCAGCCACAGCCCAAGAACCGTCAGCAGCGCGCCCACCAGCGCGAGCACGTCCCGGAGATCAATCACCATGCCTCCACTCCCTGACGCTCGTAGATACTCGGCCCCCGCTCGGCGCCCTCGGCCACCGCCGCCGTGTACGCCTGCCACGACAAGCATCCGGCCATCGCCGCGTCGATCTTCTTTGGCGAGTCGGGGCGTTCCTTCTGGATCACCCACATCGGTTGCCCCTTGTCGTCGAGCATGTATGGCAGCACCCGCCGGTGCGCGTTGCCGATGGCCGATGCGAGCCACTGGTTCCCATCGTGCGTCAGCGCTGCCGTGTGCATGGCGTTCCGGTACGCCAGCAACGCATGCGCCATCCACCGATCCTTGTTCGTCGCAGCCTCGATGACCACGGTGGAGCCGTACCGCCCCGCCCATGATGCCACCATATCCTTCCAGTAGAACGGGTCGGCGTTGAGCCGCCAGACATGCCAACGCTCGAATGCCGCCTCCACCGCCGCATCGACGTCCAAGAACGGAATCCGCAAATCACCGCCTGGCTCGAGCTCCGGCAACCAGTAGCCGACGACCCATTGATGGCCCGTGGCGACCTCCGTGCCAACGAGCGCCGTGTGGTCGTTATTGATCGAGCCATCGAACCCGAGCACGATCGTGCTCCCGTCCGGGACGATGTACCCCGGCCGCTCCAGCGTTGCCCATTGCCGGCTATCGAACGCCTGCGCGGCGCTGGCGACCGGCCTGTTCCCGAAGACGCGCTCCAGGTACGGGAAATCCGCCTTCGGGTCCTGCCATTGGTCGTTGATACCGTCGATGTCCTTCCAAGCCGCCGTCGGCCCAGCCGCCTCCATCAACGCCCGGCGTCGCTGGTCGGGGTCCGTCCAGTCATAGCCGTCGCTCGCCTGCCGGTGGAAGTAGAACAGCCGTGAATCGCTGATCCTCCCCTCCGCCACAGCAGCGGCGTAATGCGCCGTGTCCTCTGCGACACTCTCTTCTCCCGGTGAGTAGGCCGTCGTCGTCTCCAACTCCCACGGCTCAGCGAGCAACCGCTTTGTGAGGTTGGCCAACATCGTCCGGTGCGCACGTTTGAGACGCGGCAGGGTCCAGCGGTGCGACTCGTCGACATGCTGGAACGTCGTCAGCGCACCATCACGGGAATCCGGCGCCCCGGCGAGCGGCATCGCCTTCGACGACGTATCGCCGGCGCGCATGATGCGCTCCCAGCCGATATCGAAGTCTCCTGCGATCGGCGAGCGTTCCAGGACATCCTTCAGCACGCTGTACGCCAGGTCTTCGCTCTGCTCCTCCGTGTACGCCACGAGCGGGATATACGCACTCGGCAGCCCTCGGCCCCAGGGCCGGCCGTGAGCGTCGAAATGGTCGAATCTCACCGGTGCCTCCGGGTGCAACTCCGCTGCAGCAATCCAGGCTGCGAGCTCTGTCTTTGCGCTGCCCTTTTGCAGCGAGACCGCACACCTTCGGAACCGTCGACGCCCTTCGATCGGCTTGCCGTTATCATCCTTTGCGCCTTGCGGCAGCAGCTCGTAAAACCGATAAATGAGCGCACGCTTTTCATCGTCGAGGCGCGCGGGCTTGCCCTGCAAGTCGCCCGGACCGAATACGAGATTCTGCTCAATCCACGCGCACACATGCGGACCTAAGCTCGGGTGACCTTCGCCGTCATCCGGCAAGAGCATCGTCGTCATCGCGCGCCTATTTCACCGCCCGAAGCACTGCTCGCGGGTCGAAGGCGTCATCGAATCTCACCGGCTCCAGCTCCTTTTCCGGCGGCGTCGCTTCATGCAACAGCGCCCCCCCGATCCGCCAGTCCAGCCGTCGGCGCGCGAGCACGTCAAGCCCAAACCTCGTCTCCTGCTGCCGGATCTCCGCCGCTAGGTTTGCCGTCGGGCGCCAGAAGAACTCGTTGCGTAGGATCGCCACGAGATATAGGCCCTCAACGTCAGACGGGAGCCAGCGCGACGCCATCGGCGACCGCCAGATCACGCCCCACCACCTCCGCGTGAGCTTGTGCAACTCCGTCGGAAAGAGCGACCGCGGCAGAGGCGGCGCCTTTCGGTTCGCCGCCTCATTAGGATCAAGCGTGGCCGCAGTGGAGGCCTTGTTCCGCCGGCGCCGGCTATCAGGGTCCTTCGGGATGCGCCCCTTCATGGTACGCCTCTCCATACCAAGGCCGGTTTCGTACGCACAAAAATCCAGGCGCGCACGCTCTCCGGCATTAATACCTCCATGGTTTCGATGCCCCCCTCCCCTCTCGCGCCGTCTTCTGCGCGTGATGTGCATGACAGAGCGGCTGCAGGTTGCGCCGGTCGTCGGTGCCGCCGCGTGATCGTGGGATGATGTGATCGACGTCCGTCGCAGCCGTCGTCATACCTGCGGCATTGCAGTGACGGCACAACGGCTCCTCCACGAGCACACTGCGCCGTATCCGTCGCCAACGCGCGTCGTATCCTTGCTGTGTGCTGCTCCCTCGCCGATGCTCCGCGCACTGATGACGGAGCTTTGGGCATCCTGGCACGCACGGCCTAGAGGCTCCCATGCATGGCCCCCTCATGCCGCCGCTGCCACGCTTCCAGGTCTGCCACCCGCTGATCGAGGCTGATGTACGCCTGGCTTGTGCCGGTGGTGAGTTCTATCAATGGTGCCGGGGCACCTGTCACGGTTACGGGAACGTTGATTGTGCCGCCGTCGTGGATGACGTGGATATTAGCTGTGCCGCCGCCCACGAGACGTACCTGGCCGCTCGGATCGACGGTGGCGACGCGGTGGTCACTGGCGACGAAGTGTGCGGAGCCGTTGCGTAATTGGAGTTTGG